ACGATGGTGAAGTTGTCGCTCTTTATTCAGGCACAACGCAACGAGGTACTATATTTATTTCTGGTGCCACAACTACCTACACCTCAGTCTCAGATTATCGACTCAAAGAGAACATTCTTGATCTAGATAATGCTATTAATCGTGTTAAGGGGCTTACACCAAAACGTTTTAATTTTATTGATGTTCCAAATATTACAGTTGATGGTTTTATTGCTCATGAAGCACAGACTGTTGTTCCCGAAGCTGTTATTGGAACGCACGACGAAGTTGATGCTGACGGCAATCCTGTTTATCAGGGCATCGACCATTCCAAGCTGGTGCCATTGCTGACTGCAGCATTGCAAGAGGCAATCGTCAAAATTGAGACCTTAGAAACTAAAGTTGCAGCCCTTGAGGCTGGTTAACTAAACTTTCTCTGACTTCACTTCACCATGGCTAACACCTACGTTTGGAAGATCGTTGACCTTCAACGGGATCTCAGTGATAATTTTGCCCATACGGCTCACTACACGGTGACCGCAATCAGTAATCAGGTTGACTCTGAAGGCAACGCCTACAACTCAGGCGCTTACGGCAGCATTGGCCTGGATCGTCCTGACACGCTTGCCGACTTCGAGGATCTGACTGAAGCTGACATCGTGGCTGCTGTACAGGCCAAACTCGGTGGCGATGAAAAAGTCACTGAAATTCAGGATGCACTGGCTGCACGCATCGTTGAACAGATCACGCCAACTCAGGCGTCTGGCAAACCCTCTAGCTGGTAAGTCCCGTGGCCGACAGAAAAATATCGGCGCTGTCCGAACTGACTGCTCCTGCGTCTGGGGATCTGTTCCCCGTCGTTGACATCTCAGAGGCTGACAACGCCGACAAGAACAAAAAGATCACCTACGGGACGATGTTCCGCGCCTTGCCTGATGGCACGGTTGGTGCTCCGTCGATCGGCTTTGCCAGCGATAACGCTACGTCTGGCATCTACCGGACGGCGGCAAACGAAATCGCGATCAGCAACAACTCGACGTTCAACGCAAAGTTCACAACCTCAGGTTTTCAGGTCGGTTCTGGTACGGCTGCGGCCCAGCTGCATATCTTTGGCAGCGACACAACCGATCAGGTCATCATCGAGAACACTGATGCTGGCCTTGATACTGCGCCGGATCTGGTGCTGTATCGCAACAGCGCATCACCTGCCGCTAGTGACAACCTCGGCAACCTTGAGTTTCGTGGTGAGAACTCTGGCGGCACGACGCACGCTTACGCCCAGGTCAGCGCACAGATCCAGACCGTTACCGACGGCGCTGAAGATGGCGTTCTTGATCTGATGACGGCTTCAGGCGGCACGACTGCAAGCCGCTTGCGTCTGTATGGCTCATTCATCGGCATCGGCGAAACTACGCCGACCAAGCCGCTGCATCTGACGACCAGCTCAACAGGCACGCAGATCCAGTCGGAATGTACGGCCGACGATGCAGGCTCTGGTGGTGACATCGTTTTGTTCCATCGCCGTGGCGCATCGAGTGCCGGTCAGGATGCTGACGTTCTGAGCACCGTGTTTTTCCGGGGCAAGAACGACAACGCAACGCCAGAGGAGCTGAACTACTGCGCGATTGAGGGCAGCATCAGCGATGCCACCGATGAGTCAGAAGACGGCGCACTGAAGTTCAAGGTCGAGAAGGCTGGCACGCTGTCCACACAGCTTGAGGTCAGCGGGGCCAACATCGGGTTCTTTGGTGCTACGGCTGCGGCACAGTCCACGCACGTCGCAGACATCACGACGACGGCAACCACTGGCACGCTGCCAACAGCAGACGGCACGATGACGATTGCCGATGCGGCGTCTCCGACAAATGCTGAGTTGCTTGAGTATTGCGTCGAGCTTGAGGCAAAGGTTGAGGCGCTCCTAGCCTTTGCAAGTGCTCATGGCTTGATGGCCTCTAGCTGATGAAACGCCCTGACCCGATGATTTCCGCCAGCTACGGGGCTTCGGATACCGCCGCGCAGAAGTCCAGAGTCTTGTGGCTTGAGGAGTTGTTTTTCTTAGATGGCCGGGACCAGATCTCACATCCACAACACGGAATTTTCACTGGGTTGGCGCTTAAATATCAGAACTTGGATACAACCGACGGCATCTAATGGCTAAGTCTCTGAACGGCGAGAACTTCATCCCTAAACGTAATAAGCGGACTACTCAGGGAAATGGCCGAAATTCAAGGCCCAAAAAAGGGAAAAAACCTTATCGTGGCCAAGGTAAGTAACTCTACTCACAATGCTTAAATCTTTTGCGACTGGTGCTGCCGTCATTGTGGCAACTGCATTGGCCCCCCTGTCTGTCTCCGCCGCTCCGGTGTATTTCAACCCGGAAGCCAATGTCGGAGCTTCAGCAGCTGACGGCGTTGGTGGTGTCGATGTAGACCTGCACCTGGGCATCGAGGGCAACGGCGCTTACGCTCAAATCGGCCCCATGATCCGGGTTCCTGACACCGGCACCGACACTGAGGTCGGCATCAGCGGCAAGGCTGGGTACGGCTTTGGCCCTGGCTACACCGAACTGTCATTCGCCACGATCGACTCCGACACCAGCTTTAACCTCAAAGTTGGCGGCAAATTTGACTTCTGAGTTATAACTCAGGCGGAAGGGCGTTCCCCGACTCCATTCCTCACACACAAGCACTAGGCCTCCTAGCGGGGGCCTTTTGTTTACCTAGCCACCCATGCAGAAAATCATCAATGCCGTGGCAGCTGGCACCTTTGTGCTGGCCTTGGCAAACACCGCGGTGATCGTGTTGGCGGTTACCCGTGGCCCGTCGATGGTCAAAAAGCACATCAGCGACATCAAGCTGGAGCTGACGGAGACGCTGACCCAGATGGTGCCGACTCAGATTGAAGGGGCTCTGCCTGAGTTCCCGAAATCGACTGGTCCTGCGGTGCCGTTTCAGAAGTAAACGCAGCCAGCCATTCGCGGATTAGCTGGCCTGTTGGTGTTGATTTTGGCCACCGTATAAAGGCCAGCAATTTTTTGGTGTCGATGAACGACATAGCAGTCGGCCCAGACTTGCAGATGTAAACCACGGGCGGGCCTTCTCTCATTCGCACCCGCTCAATAAACAACGAACCTGCAGTAAAGCGTTCAGCCTTCATGCCGGAGATCCCAGAAATACAGATCCCGGAGATACAGATCAGGGCCATACCTGAGCCCCATGTCCTGCCCCCTCCGGTTACGCAGAACTTAGCCCCCAGGCCCATCTATGAGGTGCCGGGCTGCGCCAGGGTTCACAGGGACGCACATCTGAACCCGTCGCTGCTGCGGGATGACCCAAACGGTGTGGGCATTGCCTGCCCAGAAGGCCAGCTGCCCAGCTTTACGCCGTTGGATTGGGACCCAAAGAAACTGCAGATCATCGAGCCAGAGCCAGCGCAAAACCAGCAGCAGGAGCAACCACCAGCAGGGCAAAAGACCAAGCCAAAGCCGCCACCTGAGGAGAAGCCCTCGCCAGAGGTGAAATGTCCGCCAGCTGATGCGACAGAGGTGGGCACCCTGTCACCCAATGGCCGCAAGATCTTGGAGTCTTACGAGCTGGTCGATGGCGTCTGCAAAGAGGTTTACCGCAACGTGCCGGTGACAGAGCAGCTGATCAAGGCGGTGCCGTCGCCCTACGAGGCAGCACAGACCGCAAGCATTGCGGTGGTGGCCACCACAGCTGCGCTCAGCACGCCGTTTCTGGTGCGGATCATCAAACCCGTGGTGAAAAAGCTGCTGACCAAGGCGAAGGAGATTGTGACCCGTAAAAAGGAGGCGCGGCCTTCTACTTTCCTACGGAGGCAGGCGCAGCGGAAGGCGCGGAAATAGCGTGGGTGTGGGGCACCATCTTGACCGGCGGCACGGTCACGATCAGGTCACTGCAGACCACCGACATGCGGCCTGTGAACTGCACGCCAGCTTTGGCCAGCTCGCCGCATTGCTTGGCCCTGAACAGCTCGTGCTCTAGGCGCTTAGTGGCTAGCAGCTGTTCCTGAAGCCTGATGTTTGTGTCCACGGCCCGGCGGCATTGCGAAGCCAGGCGCTGATCCAGTGGCACTGAGAAGGTGGCCGTGATGCCGTAGTTAAGAGATCGGCGGTCCTTCTCAAAGCGTGGCAGCTCTGAGTAGTACAGCACCTTGCCTGGGTTGTCGGGTTCGCCGTTGTCGTCGGCGTCTGCTGTTGAGTAGACCGGCGTGCGGGTCACAGACTCGAAGGGCAGATCCCAGTTCTTGGCCCCGGTGACAAAGGGCGACACGGTAAGGGTGGGGCCTGGGCATTGGATGCCCTGCGACATTCGATAGACCGGGTGCGGTCCCGTCATCATCTGGTAAGCGTTGACAGTCGCTTGCCCGGTGCTGGTGCTCTGGGGGTTTGCCACCGTTGTGTTGGCCTGTGCAGGCCCGCCCAGGGCGAGGGCTACTGAGAGAACACCGATTGCGACTCGGTGGTAGTGGTTGTCTGGACGGTTCTGGTCACATTCGTGACGGCATCCAAGCCCGGAGCTAGGAACGACTCGGTGATGCTCCAACTTGCGCCAGGGTTGACGACTTGCCATTGGGGTTTGGTTTCAAGTTTGGGGCTAGTCCAAGAAAAGCTGACGCCGCCGACGGTCTGGTTGTTGGTGACGGTTGCTTCGGGTGAGATCGGCACATCACCCACCGTTTCGACGTTGTGGCCTGCTGCTGAATAGCTGTAGCCGGTCCGGTAGTTGTAGCTGGTGATTTGCTCAGTTATCACCGTCTGAGACTCACTGCGAGAATTGAGCTGCCCCTGGGTGAACTGGGGCACCAAGGGCGCTGTGAGCCCTGGACTAGGCAGCAGCAAAATCAGCAGCCAGGCTCTAGTCAATTTCCAGCTCGATCTTGGTGGACAGGATGGCCGAGGTTCCGGCATCGCCAGCCGTCACGGTGGCTTGACCGCTTGATGTCACTGAGGCGCTTAGCGACCCGACCTCGCCCCCGGCTCCGGTGATCGTTGTGGCCATCACGGGCAATGTCGGCACAACGCCGTTGGTCACGGTGGTGCCGGAACTTGGGATGGAATCACCAACCGTCAGGCTCTCCGTCATGGAGTAAGCCGAACCGGCAGTGGTCACGTCATAGTTCGTGTCCACGATGTCCGGCACGCCGCTGGTGATGGTGGACATATCCAAGCCGCCGATGCGGTTGTTGGTTGTCACTCCTCCGTCAGTCACCGATGGGGTGACGTTGGTGCCTTGGCTGCTGTAGGTCGTCCCGCCACGAGTGGCCGAGCTATACGCCTGATCAACTGAGATCTGGGCGCTTTGGGTCATCACATGCCGCAGGTCAGCATGTGCCGGGGCAGCCAACAAAGTGATGCCCAATACAAAAAGTGCGCGGGTCATTTGATGCCTGCGTTGGTTTTGCTGTTATCAACGATAACGCTCTCTTCCTTTTTCTTCTTCCCCATTCGGTTCATCGTCAAACCGTAGCTGGCCGCCGTTGAACTCAACAAAGACGCGCTGAAAGTCACGTCAATGGAGCCTTTGAAGTATCCCAAATAGTTGGCGGTGATGATGCCCATGGCCCACAACATGATCGTGATTCGGACAAAATCGCCAAGGCGTCCGCTGCCGTGTTCTTCCTGTTCTTCCGTCTTGGTTTGCGGTGTTTCTGCCATAGCGCAACAGAGCTACGCTTTAAGGGTAACGATCAGGCCTAACCATGCTGCTTCTGATCCGCCCAATCCTGTTTCGGTTCTTGCAATCGGAAGGCGTAAAAAAATTGGTGGTCGATCTTTTGACCGCCTACGCCGAATCAACAGAATCACAAATCGACGACCAAGTTGTGTCCTTCGTCGTCAAGTCCATGTATCCGGAGACCCGTGTTGACAAATGAAAATGTCCGTCTTCTCCG